CAAAACCAGGAACAAATCTATAATGCACAAAGTGGCTTATCTTTTCTTTGTTCTTGTCATCTTGTTTATAGTTTCTACGAATACTCAAAACTTTTCTAGAATCTTTTTCTACCGTAACAATATACGGGCAGGACTCTTCTTCTCCTTCGATGTCTAGATAGCAGTGTTGTTCAAGAAGAACATATTGTGGATCGTTATCATAGTCAGGAGACAATCCAATAATTGTATCCATCTTTTCACTAAAGCCCGTTACAGGATTAGCAGATGGTGTAACTAGTTCTGTATCCATGTAGATACCTGCATTGATATCTTTATTCATTTCAACAGGACTACGATAGATTACATGTGTGTAGCGTTCTGCATTAGATAGGTCAGAAGCATAGTAAGACACATAGAACTGGTCAATAGGAATAAACTCTGAACGTGGACGCTTAACCGTGGCATCATAGTACATCTTCTTAAAGGCAGATCCAATAAGCGGGAGATGGAACAACATCCGCTCAAACTCTTCAAAGTATTCAGGCATCTGCTCCGTAAGCTGATAGTTCATAAAGTTCTGAACCCTATTGGCCTGTTGTTCTTTCTCTGTGGTTGAGTCACCTAGTATCTGTGCTTTGATGGGACCGTTAGAGGGGAAGAGTTCACCTGAAGCTTTGGATTGAAACTTAACAGCAGACTCAATTAGTAGTGGGTGAACTGCTGTACATGCACCCTCAAATGGTTCCGTACCTTGTTGTAGTTTAAGACCTAGAAGTTCAAAGCCTCTTTCAAACATAGCTTCCCACTCAGAACGGGAATCCTTATCAGCCTCATAGTTTTCAAGAACAGTTTCCGCAATCTCTTCTAGTTCTTCGTCGCTCATGTCTTCAGCCATATTGCCATACCATTCAGCAACGGCTTCATCTGCTTCCATCTCTGTAGAGCCAGAGAAGTCTACAATAACACCACCATCATCTGCTACTTCAAATGTAGCAGGTATGTCGTTGTCTTCCTGGCTAATAGGTACTACTTCTGCACCTTCTTGTGGAATCATATCATATGGATTTTTTTCTGTTGCCATTATACTAATGCTCTCAGTCCACTTGTTTGATTAGGTAATGTATACTTATTTAAAATATTATCAAGAACTTCAGGAGGATCATTTCTATATGCGTATTGTAATGTTTCTAAACCACTTTGTGATAATCTAGGTAATTTTTGTTCAGGAAAATAATCTTTCTTTTCTTCTTCTTTTTTCTCTTCTTCTTTAGGTTTTTCTGTAGCCACTTTTCTTCGTCTTGTTATAGCAGGTTCATTACCACCAGGATCACGTACATCCATTGACATATCTGGTGCTAATAGATCACCAGATTCTGTTAACTGAAAAGTTCCATAGGGCGTATTTACGTCTCCAATAATTCTACTATCTGTAGCAAATGCAAGCACATCGTAAAGACCTTTAGCAAAGCCAATAGGTCCAGGTGCTACATAACCAAGACCTGTATCAAACCATTTTGCTTCATCAGATAAAGGATTAAAAGTATAGTTTTCTGAATATAGACCCATAGGCCCAGCATCTTGTACTGCTTGTGCATATGCAAGTAAAGCTTCCTCAGATGGACCTCCAAAAAAATCTTTTACACCACCAACCACATTTCCAATTATGTCTCCAAAGTAATCTTTTGATTCTGGCTCTACTTCTTCTATAGCACCTAAAGCATCTCTATCTTCTTGCTCTTTCCAGCCTTCTCTAACTTTTTTTTCAGCCCTTTGAATGTTACCAGACATAACATCTAAATAATCATCTCGTGCGCCTAGTGCATCTCCTAATATACCACCATACTTATAACCATCATTATAGCCAGATAACATTGCTTGTTCTACACCAGGAGTTGCTAAAAGTCCTGCTAGTGTATCTAGAGCTTCACTACTTATTTTACCAGTTTCTAAAATCTTAGTATATAATATGCTTTCTTCTATATTTTTAAAACCGTCTTTTCCAAGTCTTTCACGTATCTGCCCTCTAGTACCTTCTAGAGCAGCCATGCGATTTGAAGAATAGGTACCACTAGGTCCAATAGCACCAGATACACCATAATCAAAACCACCTTTTTCATTATAACTAGGTGTACCTTGAGGAGGCCCATAATAGTTTTCTAAATTTTGACGAGCATCTTCTTGTTTATCAGCAGCTACATCAGCATCTATTGCTGCTTGCTCTGCTGCTGCATCTGCCATTGCTTGATCTGCTGCTGCCTCTGCTGCTCCTACTGCTTCTGCTTCGTAAGAATCATCTGTTCCAAATCCTAAATCATAAAACTCAGGAAGGCCAGTCATGGGATTGATTGTACCAGAGCCACCTGCATCTTTAAGCATCTGTGCTTCTTTGGGATTGATGTGTGCCAGCATAGTATCGCCTTTACGCCCATAGCTTTCAATACTATCAGCCAGTGCCTGTATATCATCTACCTTACCTCCTCCTGCAAGGGGAGACAAAGACGGTCCAGAGTATCCTGTTAAAGTTTGATTTGGAAAACCAACTGTACTTATTGATTCCTCTCTAAATGGAGCAAGAAGATCACCAGACCTGTCACGAAGTCTAGCACCACCAGGTAAAGTAGCAGAAAGAAATTTTAAATCTTCCCATTCGTCACGATTATCTTTATACTTATCATGTATTGTATCTTTTGAATATCCATAACCTGGATCATCTGCTAATCTTAATTTTCCTGCTTCATCTTTTACTTCAACAAGTCCATGTGCCTTGTAGTGTCTATCTATTAATTCAGAAGTATCAGGAGGATCTACTCTATTAGTTCTAATTGTAATTCCATTTTTTATTTCTGTTTTCATATCTCTTTCTTTAGGAGTGGCGTATCTATCAAAAAGAGCATTGTAACTTACTTTGCCCTCATTATCTTTTGGGAGCGAATCTTTTGCTCTTACAGCAGCTTGAGCTTTACGTTCTGCTTCTCTTGCTTTTATATCTGCTTTTGTTAGAGTTCTTCCTGATCGTGTAGTTACTTTCTCTCCAGGTTTTTTATTTTTTAATTGTTCTACAAGACGAAGTAACTCTAATTGTTCTCTTTCTTTTTTTTCTGTAGCTTCTTTTAGTCTTTGAGGTATACCACCTTTACTACCTGGAGTAGAAGGATCCCACGGCTCACCAGTTGGTAGATTAGGATCAGCTATAGCAGCTCGTTGATAAGCAAAAGCATCTACTGCATCCATATTGCCTTGTCTATTACCTATTAAATTAGCTGACTCTGCAAATGCCATTGCTTCCTCAAAATCATATCCAGCATCCCCAGCATCGCCAGGATTGCCTTCATCGTCTGCACTTGTATCAGCAGACCAAAAAAATTCAGGAAGGCCAGTCATGGGATTAATCGTACCAGAACCACCTTCTTCCATGAGCATCTCTGCTTCTTGAGGATTGATATATGCTAACATAGTATCGCCTCTACGACCCCTAGAAGCTAGACCACCCATAGTCCTGCCTTCTAAGTCAGCAGCTAACTTTGCCATATAATCATTTGCCATAGTGATTCCCCAAGTTTAAACCTTGCTTCTATTATACCACAGTTTTGTCATTCTCACAAATCATCTTAAACATTCCAGTAGGTTGTTCTCTTACTACGGGGTGCGTCTTCGTACTCAGGATCATCAGGATGGGTAAGATGCCAAGAGTCTTTCATGTAATGAACAGCCATTGTTAAGGCATCCACTTGGTCATCATGGGCTGCGTTAGGGAACCGTATAAGCTCCTCCACTAGATCATCTGCCCACTTCTTGTTCATTGGTATCCATACTCTACCTGACTCCATCATAGGTGTTGCAGCGTAGACCCTGGATACCTTATCTCTGTCTGGGTTGTATTCTAACACAGGTAAGCCAGACCTACGTAAGTCCTGTATGAGAGACTGACCACTGGCTTTCTTTTCTACCATACATAGATCAGGCTTGTGCTGATTGTATAACTTCTGTGATATTCGTCTTAGTTCAGGATATTCAAATCTACCCTTAACATTTCCAAGCAATATAAGATTAGATGCATAGTCCTCGTATCCTTCTTCATTCTGATCGTATAGGTGAAAGATACCCCATGTCTGTATAACACTGTAGTCTGCTGTGTTAGATGTAGAGAAGGCTGTATCAAATGTTTGTATTACAAAGTCACAGGAGGGTGGTTCGTCATACTCCCAGTTCTGTAACCATCTCTTTTTTATGAGGCCACCCTCTTCAGGGGTTGGATCTTGCATGTAGAGAGCGTTCCAGTAGCGGCTACCGTTGGATGCTTTGATTTCATTCTCGTCTACCTTCAAGACATGATCTGGTTTCCACTCAGGGAAATAGCTAGATCCTACAGGTAAGTCCAGTAGTTCTGATGCATCATCATCAAGCCATGCAGGTATCTTGACTACATCCCACGGTATTGTTTCATAGTCTGGCATGTTCTCTTGTTGCTTTAGTAGCCATCCACACAGATCATCATAGTGGTATCTGGTATTGATTATGACAATAGCTCCATTAGGCATGATACGTGTGCGTAGTCCAGCAGGATACCACTCCTTAATAAACCTTCTACCTGCACTGGAGATAGCATCTTCTTCAGACATTGCATCATCTAGGATTGCTACATGTGCGCCTCGTCCTGCTATCTGTGATCTAACACCAGCCGCATAGTATGTTCCTTCATGGTTTGTCTTCCACTTACCTGCTGCTCGTACATCACTACGTAGTGCTACACCACGAAATACCTTTTGAAACATTTCCATATTAACAATATCTCTGACGGACCTACCAAAGTCACTAGCAAGCTGATCACTATGTGATATAGTTAATAGTTCGTGTTTGGGGTTTCTACCTATGTACCATGCAGGAAATAGTTTGGAACAGACAACAGACTTTGATGAACGTGGTGGTAGAAAGACCATCAGTCTTTTTATTTCACCATTTTCTACCTGTTGTAGTTTGTTTGATATTATTTCTATATGTCTTCCCATCTTAAAGTCAGACACAATAGTAGGGGCGACCAAA